CGGCGCACTTGGTACTGCTGTCTCATCTGGAATCGTAGCAGTGCCCTCAACAATATCACTTGGATGAAGCGCCTTCATCACCCACGACCCGCCAGCGGGCGTTAGCCCGGGGGCGGTCAACAATGCCTTCACTTGCGATTGAAGGTAGTTCTTGTTCGGTAAATTTGCGGCAGAATTCAAACCGATCATTTGAATGAACCACAATGGCTGTATGGAATACCGGGCCACCGGTGCACGCATCAAGCACCAGACCGGGACTGTACATCTCTCAAAACTGTACGTTGCTCCGTGCAGTCTCTAGGCATTTTGATTAGCTCCCAAGGACGTAGGATTTGGGCATTGATTGAGAGACTCCATAGGGGGACTTAACCACCCCAAGGACATGAGGTGGGTGCAAATTGAGACACCCGATTCATGGACACCAGCGGGAGCGCCCTGCATGTGCTCTCACGGTACCGCTGTTGATCGGGTGTGACGCCAAACGCGCGCCAAAAACTGATACGACAGTCTGTGGAAACTTCGGTGCACTTGGTAGGCAGACCTTTACTCATCTGCATCATACCAGTGCCTTCCAAAGAGGACCAATCGCGCGCTCCAACACCGTCGGTCAAGGAACAATAGAGATCTTGCATTATTGGCAACCCAGAACAAATAGCAAGTCCGCAATCGCGGAGTGCATTCAAGAACGGTTTGACCAATTTTGCTTCCTGCGGACAATGCAACAACACTGCATCTTTTGCTGTGCAGTCGGGGTAACCCCGCACCATGCGCCAGCGGGCCCCGTCGAAAACGGGGTGAGTCTGGCAAAATTCCACTTCTTCAAGAACGCAGACGGGTGTTTCAATTTTCATCACAAACCCAAAATCAATGAAATAACGCTTCAGCTTGGGTGCGATGCTATCGATAACATCTTTTTCTGCAATGATGACACAATCATCACCATTGTCGAAGAGCGAAACTGCATGCTCAGGAATGTTGCATTCACGAAGGAAACAATGCATCATGGACACCATTAAAAGGCAATTACCAAGAGCGGTGTTCATGTCCCCAGAACAACGGCCACCATCCATTTCCCAAGAGTAGCGATGAGCATCACCGTTTGCACGACAGTGATTACGAAGCTGCATGTCCAAAAGGTACTGCAGCTCTCGTCGGTCAGAACCGGTATAATGGAAGGCGTATATGGAATGCTCCCAGCAAAGTGCGTCTCGAGACACATGCTGGTCGAACCGGCTGGCATCCAGTCCGAGGGCACAGGGATGTTGATACGAGTCCCAAGCGTCGTGAAACATGGCACCAGTTTCAAAACAGTTGAAGCCCTTCATCACCACTGGCCGTGAGCTGTGCATCAAGAACTGCAGCTCATGATACACCAAACCCTCGATCTTCTTGAGGTATCGTCCGAGCATGACGTTATACCTAGGCCGCCTAGGAGAAATGAACCTTGAGACAATCTCCTTCGGTGACGGCTCCACAAGCCACCCCCAGGTGTCTTGCAATGCCGTTGTTAGGTGTTTTTCGATTTTCACGAACCCTTCGACCCATGAATCTAAAACACGAAACATCCCCGCCACACATTCAAGAGCAGCACGAGCGTAAAGCACGAGTTTCCGACCTGTGTACCATTTGCTGGCATACTCTAGGAGTGTGTCAGGACGGAGCACAGATTGAACCCCTTTGAGAGCAAATGATGCTTTGCGCAGGGAGGCCGCTTCCTTGGACATGCGACGCTTGAAAACCTCAGGTTTGGGTTTGGTAACGGGACCATAGCCACCATCATCTTTCTTTTCAAGAAGGACTCGGTGCTGGATTGCATCTACGAGATTGCCGTCCGTACCGATAGAGACGATGGCTCGACGACCCATTGCACACTTCCCAACTTCGCACCACTTCGGACACCCAACCCCAGTAGCTCGACCATCTACGATCTCAATGCATTTTCGCTTAGGCCGATGCAGCCCCGCACACCGCAACTCTGGGCACTTGAGGCACACTTGCTTGTCAAGCACCTCTACGGCATGTAGGGCCCTCAGTTTTCCGACTGGGTTAAACCCAGCCATCCAAAGGACATGAGCAAACGCGAAAACACGTTGTCGTACCACATGCGCAGCCGTCCTGGATGAGCAAGACGCCTTTCAACTGTGCGTTGCTCACTCGCAGTTGCGAATGCATTGGTGATCTCCTCTTGCG